ATCTTGATCATCACCAAATTTTAAAACTGTTGAATCTGAATCTAAAACTAAATCATCACCAATCCACACATCCTTAGCAACTCCTAAACCACCAGCTAAAGTTAAAGCAGCTGTGCCTGTTGCACTTGCTTCTGTTGTTGCTGATAAAGCTACAACACCTGCTGAACTAATAGCAACTGCATCTGTATCAGAAGCAGAGCCAATATTTCCTGCGTCAGGAATAACAAGTGATCCACCTGAACCATTTAAAGTTAAAACTCCTGTTGAACTTAATTTCATTTTTTCTGCAGCAGCTTCTGACGCTGCAGTTTTAAAACTTAATTTTGTAGCATTATTAGAAGAACTAAAATCTCCTTCGGATACTGCTTCAATACCTGCTGCAACTAAAATTGCATCAGTGCCTGTTCCTTCGTCAGGTGCCTGAAAATCGATTTTTCCAAGTACATCATCAGCAGCCATATCTGTTTCACCTGTTTGTAAGGTAAGAACAAAAGGATTATCGTCAGCCGTTGCTGTGCTTTTAAGGAAAAGTCCATCGTCAGGATCATGGGTAATAGTAACATCTTGGTCATTACCAAAATAAATAATTGAACTGTCTGCTAAATATAGATCACTAAATTCTAATGAAGCACTTCCAAGAGCTGCTCCATCGGCAGAAGATGGTGCGTGAGTTCCAATTTCTGTATCAACTATATTTGGATTAGAAGCATGGTCAGCGGCAGCATAAAGAAGTTTTGTTCCTTTGTCTGTTGTTGAAAAAGTAACACTGGATCCTGATCCAGAAACATATTTAAATTGAACAGTGTAGGCACCAGATGTACCATTGACTACAATGTACATCTGTTGAACATCCAAAGGAATAGTTACAATTTGGTTTCCAGTGATGGTTCCAGTAAATTTTATAATTCTATGTCCAAGAACAGCGCCTGTTGATCCATCAGAAACAGATAGTGTTGTTGTATCAGCTCCACCTGCTATGTCTTGTTCAGTGTAACCACCAGAAATTTGTTCTATAATTTGTAAATTGGTATTGGTCTTAGTTCCCCATGTACCGGCATTCTCGCCGGTTGTCATTAATTCAGTACCTAGTCCCGTGTATGTTGATGCCATATTCCTCCTAAGCGCTCGCTACAAATACTTCCACATCGCATGCGGCAGTATCTGTATCCACTGTAATATCTACTAAATCTGAAAGACCCGACGCTAAAGCCGATCCTGACGATTTCATAGTGTCGACTACTCCACCGCTATTATCACCTGGATAAATAAACGAGTGGCCTGCATCGACCTTCATTCTAAATTCCGTATTATCTTCATCCCTAAAAGTCAGCATGATATGATTTGAATCATCTAAATTTGTAATTCTGATATATCTAACATCGCCGTCGTCAAACATTCCTGCAACGTAGCCAACCTTGTTAGCGGTTACACCAACATTGCTAAGTGCCGATAAAAATCCTATTAATCCACATTCCGTGGTTGATGCCGTTACGACTCTTTTTACAACTTCATCGACACTGGAAATCTCCAGGGATCTTTCAGATCCATAGTCTATGTTGTTGAGTGTTATTTCTTCTATTACTTTACAAGTTAGTGTTGCCATTATTCTTTGCCTTCTTTTTTATACTTCTTTTGTTTTTTACTTACGTTTTTTACGCCTTTTGCTAATGCTTTTATTTCGTCAGGAACAACAGTAGCATCCTTATCCCAAGGGGCTGCAAAACGATCATATTTACCTTCTTTTTCTAATTTTTTAAGAATATCCCTATTTTTATTTGTCCAATTTGATTTATCTGTCATTTTTCCTCCTTACGGTGCCGGAGACTGAACGGGTATACGTGGCTCACCATCCGTATAGTCGTCCCTTCTACGTCTACCTATTTGTTCTCCACCAAACTTCTGTACTTCAGTTTGATACTTCTGTTCATATAATTGTAGCATATCCATTGGACCTTTTAAATATCCATATGCTTCTACCAGACAGGCATATAAAAGTCCATTTCCAAAATTAATGCTGAGGTAGGTTGTTGTATTTGCCGAACCCAGTCCTTCTGGCTTCGCGGCATAATGAATTTTGTATGTATAAGCTGAATCAGGTGTCGGCACGATGGTGATTTTCCCTGAAGTCGTTGCTCCTTTTCCAGTCGCTCCTCCGGACATCGCATAGTATTTTGGTGTCCCCGTAGTCGTTTCAGCTGCATCGTATTCCCTGAGATAGCTGATATCCTTCTTAACTAGCCAGCTATTGGCCCCCGTTGCAGCGGACGTTGACGTATAAACCTGAAGGCCCCTAACGAATAGAGTCCCTGCAGGAGTATAAATGTTGTCTTTTGAAGATGTCAGATTTCCAATCATCTCTTTTCGATTCGCGTCGATCGGAACTTCTCTAAAAATTCTGGTTTCAGCATTGTCAATAAACTGGTCTGTAATCGTACTGGATAGTACGGAAGTACCAACTTCTGTATAGTTCAGAATTGCTGTTGTAAGTGTTGAATAAGTAAATCCGTGGCTCATGCTGATAAGGTTACTGGTCCTATTGAAACCGGAAACCCTCCTCCTTTTATTGATCCTGATGTAGCCGTACTCGTATCCACGGTAAAATAAAACCAGTCGCTGGTAAAGTCCGTGTCCCGTGCACCGCTTACATACTTGCCTGTATTAATAGCATAGCCTGCAGCTTTTGCAATGTTGGATCCTGCAATACCGTCAAAGGTTGCCGGATTGGCATAATTTCCCGACACGGTCGGCGATCCACGGAACCTGTAAGTGCTTCCGTTGGTCAATCCATGTCCTGTCGCATTTACATTGATCACGCCCGATGCAGCCGCGTACGTGGTAAACGGATCATGGGGCAATAACTGTGCTACAGAACTTTCTGTTCTATCAGACCGTACATTTTGTAAACCGTGCGACTCTGCGCCCCGTCTACTAGCATCCAATTGGGGTTGTTTAGATTCGTATTCAGATTTATGGACCAGCATGCCATTCCATTCCTTAACCATTTCATTATAGGGAAATGCCATTCCTGAACGATCTGATATTGCTTTTGAATGTTTTCCTCTTGAAAATGTCATTATTTTTTACCTCCAGGTCCTAAAGGCTTGCCTATTAAACCGCCTTCAGCTTTTCGGGTTTTTAATTCTTTTTCAATTTCATCTTTTATTTCTTGAGGTGTTTTTGAATCATTTAAAAGTTCTCTTAAACGACCACTACCCATGTGACCTATTCCAGATACAAATTCTCTAATTTTTACACCCGCACCACTTCCTGGATATTCATAAGTTTTGCCCATAATTATATATTCGGATAATAATTCTTCGGGGTTATATAAGTGCTTGCAGCAGACCCGTCTTCTGATAAAGCACGTGCTAATTCGTCTTCGTAGTATAATTTTAATTCTTGGCTTCTTTGTGGAGCGTATTTCTGACTTAAATAAAATGCCAGTCCTGATGTCATGCTCGGTATGAATCTGTAAGGAATATCCGTTGCATCGGTATACGTTGCATCCGCATCCTGAATTCTTTTAACAAAATACATATGGACTTCTTTCGAAGCGCTGGAAGAATCGGGTGTTGGATAGATTGTTACCGTTGTCTTGTCGACTAGTCTTTGGACAAAATATCTGGAAGGAGTTCCTTTAGATAATTTATTAGTGAGTCCGGAATAAGTTGCTCGTGTTGTTTTTGTTAAAGCTGAATCCGCTTCGGAAGTCGTTCCTCTGTCGGATCTAAGGGTTGCTTCAAGGACATCCGCAATTCCATAAGTAGAAGTTCCACTGGTTCCACCTGCTGTGGTTGCAGAAGTTCCATCTCCTGATGCTCTATAAAAAATATACTCGGCCTGGCCTTCAACTAAATCAATATTGGTATCGCCTACTTCCCAGTAGTGCAGACCTCTATTGCCCCATTCCTGAAAAAGAATGTTTAAGGTTCTTCTTGCCGTTTTTAATTGATATCCTGAAACAGACTGTAGACCAATCCGCTCGTAAGCATCTTCTATAATTTCATCAACAGCAAATGTCTTGTCGAACGTTACTGTTCCAGAA